AGATAAAGTAGAAATCATAAAAGATTGGAAAGGTAACAAAACTTCTATTATAACAACAAGCGGTTTTCATAATTTATCCAAACACAATAGAAATACAGTAGATTTTTATGCTACTAATCCTGAAGCATTAGAAAAATTATTACAATACGAGAAATTTAGTAATGTTTGGGAGTGTGCTTGCGGTAATGGTCATCTTGCAGAAGTGCTAAAAAAACATAATATATTAGGCAAAGCAAGTGATTTGTATATTAGAAACTATCCCTGTGAGAAAATTGATTTTCTTACATATAAAGGCATATGGGAAGGAGATATAATAACTAATCCACCTTACAAATGGGCTACTCAATTTGTTTATAGAGCATTAGAAGTAATTACAGATGGTCATAAAGTAGCAATGATATTCCCGCAAAGGTATTTATCAAGCAAAAGTAGATATAAACTTTTTACCACATATCCGCCAAAAATTGTATATGCTTTTAGCGGAAGGATATCTTGTGCTTTAAACGGAGATTTTAATACTCATTCTAATAGTGCAGTAGATTATATGTGGATTGTGTGGGAGAAAGGTTATAAAGGAAATACTATATTAAAGTGGATTTTATAACTTTATTTAGGTATAGTTGATGATTATGATGATTAAATTTGACAAAAAATAATTTTTTATGCTATAATATCGCTTATGAAAGTGAAAGATTTGAGAATTGAATATGTTAAAATAGATGAACTAAAACCTGCTGAATACAATCCTCGTAAAGCGAGTAAGAAGCAGGTTGAGGATGTAAAAAAATCAATAGAGCGATTTGGGATTGTGGACCCGCTTATTGTCAATAGTGCAAAAAATCGCAAAAATGTTGTTATAGGTGGTCATTTAAGGCTAAAAGTTGCAAAAGAGATGGGATATAAAGAAGTCCCCTGCGTTTATGTTAATATCCCAGATATTGAAAAGGAAAAAGAATTAAACATTAGATTGAATAAAAACACAGGAGAATTTGATTATGATTTATTAGCAAATTTTGATGAAGATTTATTGAGAGATATTGGATTTACTGAAAAAGAATTAAATTTTTTTATTGATATGAATGATTTAGAAATTGAAAAAGAAAATATTAAAAATGATAAAGTTTTAGAATTATCAGAGAATTTATTAAATTTTGAAACTGATAATAAATATGATATACCAAAATTGAGAGAAGACAGATGTTTAAAGAATGTCCCAAATAATATTACAATTGATATAGCAAGCAAAGAAGGGGCAACAGGTAATTTAGTTTTATTTTCAAAAAGAAATTATTATAAAGGTGATAAATCACAAGCATTATTATGTTTTTATGAATGGGATGAAAAATTTGATGTTTTTTGGAGAGATACTAAAAGAATAACAGAGGAAATATTAGAAGATAATTGGTTTGGAGTTATTACACCAAACTGGTCTTTATATCGTTCTGACCCTATTGCTTTTCAAATTTTTAATACTTTTAGGAGTAGATATATCGGCAGGTATCTACAAGAATTAGGCATAAAAATTATCCCAGATGTAAATTTCTCAGATGAAAGAAGTTATGAATTTTGTTTAATGGGAATACCAAAGAATTTAGATTACATATCAATACAAGGGCAAACATTAAAGACAGATATTGATTATCATTATTTTCAAAAAGGGGTTAAATATATATTAGAGAATTTAAATCCCAAAAACGTTTTAGTTTATACTTCATCAGAAAGAGTTAAAAAGTTATTAAAGCAATTTCAAAATGTAAATTTTATTTTCATTAGCACTATTGCTAATGAAAGTAAAAAGAAATTAAAACTAAAAGGAGGTGATTAGTATGAAAAAGATAATTGGTTGTGGTGGTGGAGGTGGTGGAGCAGGAAGAGGCAGGGGAAGAGGTAGAGGAAGGAGAGCAAGGAGATAATCTATGAAAATTATCCACCAGCGTGGAACTATGGATTGTGGTATTGCCTCTGCGGCAATGTTTTTGAATATATCTTATAACGAAGCAAGTAAATTAGATCCAAATCCAACAGCAGAAAGAGGTTTATATGTTCGTGAATTTTTGGAAATATGTAAAAAAAAGGGTGTGGAAGTTAAAGTTAAAAAACCGCATCCCTTACCTTTAAAAAGTAGTTATTTACCACTTGAATGTGTTCTAATAATTAGAAAACCTAATAAAACATTTGGACATTATGTTTATTACAAAGATGGATTTATATATGACCCTGAATATAAGACAAGGGTTAAGATTTTAAATTATAAACGTAATTGGTGGCAGGTAATAAGAATATTTGTAAAAGTCAACCAATATGGCACAAGGTAAAAAGACAATAATAGATTATGAAATGGTTAAAAAATATGCGATGCTTGGATTAAAAGAAGAAGAAATCGCATTATTGTTAGGTATTAACAAAGTAACCTTATCAAAGAGAAAAGCGAAAGATGACAAACTTGCTAAAGCAATAAAAGAAGGTCAGTTGTTAGCGAAAACATCAATAACAAAAGCACTTTATAATGCAGCCTTAAATGGAAATATAACTGCTTGCATATTTTTTCTTGTAAATAGATATCCAGATGATTGGAAAAACATCAATAAAGTTGAACATAGCGGAGAGATGAAATTTGAGCCAATAAGATTTGTTTTAAAAGAGCCTAAAAATGATAATCAAAATGAACAGAAATGAAAGATATATATGTCACTCCAGTTTTCAAAAAAATAGCATTATCAAAAAAAAATCAAATCTTAAACATAGGTGGGGCAAGGTCTTCTAAATCTTATTCTATCCTGCAATATTTAATAGCAAAATTAACAAATGAAAAAAATAAAAAGATTTTAATATGCAGGAAAACACTTCCAGCATTAAAAGTTAGCACTTATCAACCATTTTTAGAAATGCTAAAACAATATAATCTTTATTTTCTTTGTGATATAAATAAACAAGACAGGACAATTAGATTTTTACCGACGCAAAGTTTTATTTATTTCACTTCAATAGATGACCCAGAGAAAATTAAATCAACGGAATTTAATTACATTTTTATGGAAGAATTAAATGAATTTGATTATGAGGATTATATAACATTAAAATTGCGTTTATCAGCACCATCACAGGACAAACAGCCAAACAAATTACTTATGGCTATGAACCCGATAGTTTGCTGGGTTAATGAGAAATTGCTTAATGATAATGAGATAGAAGTTATCAAAAGCACCTATAAGGATAATCCTTTTCTTTCACAAGAATATATAAATATGTTAGAACAGTTAAAAGACATAGACCTGACATATTGGAAAATATATGGTCTTGGTGAGTTTGCAGAAATATCAAATCTAATCTATCAAATGTATGAAATCATCCCATTAGAAAATTATCCACCAATAGAGCAATGCGATGAAGTTATATATGGTTTAGATTTTGGATACAACAATCCAACAGCATTGGTTGAAATCAGAATTAAAGACAAGAAATTTTATGAAAGGGAGTTGATATATCAAACAAAATTAACTAATGCTGATTTGATAGAATTATTAAAGCAAAAAATATTTATTGGACATAGACACTTTCCAATTTATGCTGATGTATCAGAACCAAACAGAATTGAAGAGATATACCGAGCAGGCTTTAATATTAAGCCAGCGAATGACTCAGTTAAGGATGGAATTGATTTTGTTGAACGCTTAAAAATCTATTCTTGTAATGAAAATGTTAATCTTAATAGAGAAAGAAAGTTTTATAAATGGCAAATTGATAAGAAAGGCAATATTCTTGATAAACCAGTAAAATTTAATGACCATTTGATGGATGCTGAAAGATATGCTTTATATACTCATTATCATCAAGAAGGGAAGACAGATAAAAAAGGTCTTGAAGCATTTTTAGAATTTTATCAGAATTATTGACAAGGTGGATATCAATTATGCTAAAATTTAAAAGATGAAAACGAAATCATTTAGGAGTTCATTATGATTTTTGATAAAATAATAGCATTTTTTAATAGGCAAAAAACAACAAAGCCATTTGTTGATGTTGAATTAGCTGCAGATGATGAGGCGATATATAGACGATATGGTTTAACTCCGTGGTTTGAAGATAGTCTCTTGCAAGCGAAGAATTTGAAACTATATCGTCAGATGATGACGGATGCGGAGATTTATTCTTGTATAAACACATTAAAAACGATAAGATTATCCACAGGGTGGGAGATACAGCCAGCAAGTGATAATCCGAGAGATATTGAATTAAGAGATTTTGTTGATTATAACTTATCTAACCTTGAAGGTTCTTTTGATGATGATTTAAGAGAAATAATGAGTGCTATTGAATATGGTATAAGCATAAATGAAATAGTTTGGCGAGTTGAAGATAAGGGACAATACAAAGGTAAAATTATTGTTGGAAATATAAAACAAAAAAATCCTGATAAATTTAATGTTCAAGCCGATGATTTTGGGAATATTAGACCTGATGGAATAATAAATATTAGTCCTTATGATTATGGTAAAAAATATCCAGTAGAAAAATTTTTAATTTATTCATTCAACAAAGAATTTGAAAATGTTTGGGGAAAATCAGCATTAAGAAGCCTTTATGAGTTATGGATGCTAAAGCAGACTTTAATCAAAGCGTGGGGAGTTTATCTTGAAAAATATGGGATGCCGTTAAGAAAAATAAAAATCCCATTTAATTATTTTCAGAATGAAAAGGCGATGAAAGAACTTTTAAGAATTCTTAATCAATTTAGAATGGAAACAAACATCATAGTCCCTGATAATGTTGAATTAGAAGTGATAAAGAATGATAATACAGGTGGAAGTCCTTTTGATAGAGCAATAGAAGCAATAAATGAGCAGATAAGAAGGACAATATTAGGTCAGACATTAACAGGTAATGCTGGGAGTTCAAGTTATGCATTAGGTAAAGTTCATTTTGATATTTTACTTTTTTATGTTGAACAATTGGGTAAAGATGTTGCTGAAA